GGATAGGTGCGTAACACTGCGGGCGGGGTGTCATCCGGTCGTGATCTGGCAGAATTTGACCCACTCCCCCCTATTAGGGTGGGGGTCTATGTTTTAGGTGGGGTTAGGTGGCTTGTAGGCGGTCGTTTAGGGTTGCTTATGAGCGTGAGTTCGTGGCCGTGTTTTCGTGGCGTGTACGGGCATCCTATGGCGTTTTAGGTGCTTAGGGTATAAAAATAGGCCCTTTGGTGGGCCGGTGGTGGGGTTGTAGTGGCTTATCCGGGTAATGCTAAACCCCTAAGCGGTTAGGCCTAGGGGTTAGCGGTGGAGCGGTTAGTTAGTCGTCATGGCTCCAAAACTTATTGGAGCACTCAAGACATAGGCCCAGCTCTTCACGGTGTACCTCAGTGCTTATCGGGGTGCTGCACTCGTTACACGGGGTTAGGTCATGGATAAAGTTGCCGCCGTTTTGATATCTCCACGTGGAATTATTCCACTCTTTATATACTGCCGGCCGAATAGCGGCAGCACCTAGTGGCTCAGGGTAGCCGCTATCGAGTAGCTCATCCAGTGCATCCCACGCGGCGGCTTTGGCACTGGTCGCCCACTGGTATACCTCATGCGAGACGTTAGCAAACTTGACACGGTAATAAGTCTCTTCATCCGTGGCGGTTGTGTTAGTTGAGTTGATCACCATTTTTATTTATTCCCTTTAGTAATTCTTGCGAATAGTTTTATTAGTTTGGTCGGCCATCACGCCGATAGATACGAGCACGACATATAACCATCCGGCACCTATTGTCTTGAGATACTTATCCACTATGCGATGCTATCTAGTCGAGACTTGATTAGGTCAATAACTAACCCGAGACTTAGGCCCGTGTAATCATCATCTAACAATTCTTGAAATAGCATGATTAGGTGGTCGGTTGAGTAGCACACTCCGAGCTCATCCATGGTGTAATGCAGCTTGTTAGGCTCGTCACCGTTTTCAGTGTCGATGCTATAAATAGCGGTCATGGTTTCGCCGTACTCTACCCGGTCGCTTGAGTCCCAGTGTTGAGCTATCTGTTCAGCTTCACGTAATGAGTCGGCCTCAATGCTAAAAGTTTCGCCGGTGATAAACGTGTAATTGCTCATTTTATTTTTTACCCCTTATCTGTTCGCTTATTGTTATTGACTTGAGCCGGCCAATTCCCGGCTCAAATTCGTTGCCACTTACGTAATACGATAGGCGGCGTGGTCGGCCGGCCATCCGGTAACTTATCTCGTTGCGAATAACCCGGCGGCATGAGCGGTGGGCATTTTCAGCCACTCTCTCAGCTTCACCCGTGTTGCCTAGTGGCACGGTAAAGGTTGCTTTAGCATGCCAATTACCAAAACCATCGGCCCAGCTTGTGACCGTGTAATCTTGTGACTTCATGAGTTGATCAACTCACTTTTAGCCACTGCATCACTGCCGAATATGTCACGGCCGGCATCGGCCAGCGTGTAATCGTTAGATAGCGTTACCATTCCGCATGAGTCGGTAATCTCCCAGCGTTGCAAAGTGTCGCCATTTTTAGCGTTCACGTAAGTTTCTAGTGATTCGATGGCCACCGTGTAAATGTCACCCCTAAACCACGCTTCAATATCGGCGGTTGCATTTTTACTATTTAGCCACTCACCATCTGAGCCGGCATCGGCATAGACAACAATATCGGCCCACTCACCCTGCGAGTAGCCACGTAATGCCAGCGTTTTATATGTCCGGTTAGATAGGTGCATATATAGGCCGATAGCTCGCTCCCAGCGGCCACGGTCAAGGTATCGGGTTAGGCGGTCAAGGTCATCCGTACACTGGCCGCCGTTGGTAATGCCTAAATTGCGAGCAATATTAAGCGTGTAAATTCCGACACCTTCACCCGTTAGCTCGTTCCAGTTGTAACTGCCATGGTCAAGATAAGCGGCTAGGCGTGTTGTCTCGTTTATATCTAGTGTTGCTATTGTCTCCATTTTTGTTATCTCCCTTGTACGATTAGCGGCTCGTGGTCAATAGGGCAACCGTTACCGGCATGCCATTCATCGGATGGCTCCCACTCACGGGGCACGGTTAGCTCAATAAGCATGTCCGGCGTAGCTTGTGAGTCGGGTAATTCGTAGTAATTGACTTGATTATCGCAATAGTCGATAAAAAACTCACACTTGCTGCATCTAAGCGATGCATCACTTATGCCGCATATTACCGACTCAATATCTCCCGTAAAAATAACCGGCTTAGTATATCCACCACGTACATCGCAACCTCCGTGAACTTGCAAGATAAGATATTCGGCATCGCCTAAGCTAAACGCCGTGCCCTGGATAGTTTGACTCAATAGGTCACCGTCAAAATTGTAGGTGTTGAACTCCCAGCGGCCACCCTCGTAATATCCTGAGTCACTGGCAACCCCTAGTATGTCTAAAAATGTCTCGATGTTGTCACTCCATGATTCATTAGGTCGATCACCATCATATAAACGCCATGCAGCATCTAGGGCCGGAGCGTACTCCAAACGGTTATTTAGGTAATGGAATAGGTCGACCGTAATCTCACCATATTCATCTACAGTTCCGGCCGGTGCAGCTTCATAGTCTGCAAGTGTTTTGCCGGCGTTACGCTCCCAGTGACGGCCATAGTAGCCGCCAGAGTCGAGCATCGAGCCGCCGGTGTTTTCGGTTAGCATGTCGGCTATTTTTTGAGCGGTTATGTTAGTCATTTTTTATGCCCTAATAGCTAGGCCGATTCCGGCAGCGGTTACGATTACGGCCAGCGTTGCGATGGCGTTTTGGTTAGTTGTGTTGTTGACGTAAACGATTAGCACACTTAGGCCGGCCACTATGCCGGTAAACTTTAGCAACTTCATTTTTTACCCCTTTATTCACGCCTAGCAATTTACTAGGTTATAAATAGGATAGTAAGAAAACGCTACAAGTGTCAAGTTTGAACATTCATTTATTTATAACATTTAGGTAACGGTAACCGTTGCTCATAGGGCCATTTATTGAGCCATCCATCTAGGTAATTGCACCGGCAGCTCGTGGCTATTTTTTGCTGAGATATCCAGCTCAAGACTCAGATAGTGCCACGCCTAGACATGTCTAAAGTTATCCACAGGGTTATCCACAAGGTTGCTTATCGAACACTTGTTTGCATAAAAACGTGTCAAGAGGGGCTTGATATTCGAACACCTGTTCGAGTCGTTTTTTCCCGTTTTTTGCGATTTTCAACCAGATTTTAACCAGATTTTTACCAGATTTTTAAACCAGATTTGACCGCTTACGATTACAAGTCCGGTGTGCAGCTCTCAACTCGGCAGTCGAACCAGATTCTGCCGGAATCACGTGATCTGCCTCCCAAGGATCCCCAGCACGCAGACCCTCACCACACAACCAACACACCAAAGCACTAGCACGAACAGCCGCAGCTCTAGCCTTATAAGAACCAGAATACTGACCAGAATTTTTCTTAACCTCAGCCCGTTTAATGTCGTGAAGTTTTTTAACCAGATTTTCGTGATAGTCGCACCGATTACCACCAGAAGTTAGCACACCACAATCGGCACAAGGTTTAGGAAAACGACCCATTAGTTCTTATCCTTGCCCCAACCAGATCCCTTAAAGGTTACGGCTCCAACACCGTACTGGCGTGTCATCAATTTGCCACACTCACACCGGCACTGAAACCCATCAATTTCTTTGAAACCAACGGTTAGCGTATTTGTTTTCCCACACTCACACTTAAAGTCATAGACCGGCATTATTTACCTGCTTGTTTTGGTTTAGCAATGTGTGTGTCTAGATGTGCTTGTAAATGATTTTCCGCAATCAAACTAAAACAAGTGCGACAGGTGTAACCAGATTGAGCTTTAGAAACTACTCCACCGGCACCAGTTTTCTTTTTACCGCCAGAGACTTTGACTAAAAGTATTTCTTCATCAATGTAAAATTTGTTTATTTTTGACTTAAGCATTTTGCTTCTTTCCAGCTCGTAGCAACCTTGCGTAGTGAGTCCCACACAAGTTTTTTGCGTGAACAGGAGCTCCGCACTCGGTACAGGTTTTTGAACCAAATGCTTCATATACAGCCATTTGAATAGCGGGATCTAAAGTGATACCACCAGATTTTCTCAAGCGGTAAGCTGCCATGTAGTGTGCTTGACACAACCCACGAGTGTATTTGTTTCTACTGCAATTCTCTACTGAACACATAAATCCCCTTTTCTCACAGTTTATATACAGTTCCCTTAAAATGCAAACCCTTAATCAACTCAAAACAAGTAATGCCCGTACTAGAGTCGTTTCCTGACATTAGACGGAACCAATCGGAACCGTTATCACTAGTCGAGGCTTGAACCCACCACCGCGATCCGCCGTTGTGTGCCTGACCAATCTCCTCAACCCTGAGGTGGTGAAAATGACCAGAAATGAAAGTCGTGAAATTTGAGCATGGCCCTTGACCAAATGCTTGCTTCTCCAGCCACTGCTGGACGCTGTTAGGGCGTTTAGCCTGATGACCGTGTGCCACTGCCAAAACGTGAAAGTTATCGCCCCACACGTCAAATGCCAGCGATTCATCATACGGCTGTGGGATCAGGTAGTTGACATCCATACCGAGTTCGGTTGTTAGACGGCGTAACTGCTGAAGAATAACAATGCCCCAATCATCCAAACCTGGCTTACCAACAGTCTGACCGTTGAACCGAAACTGGCAGTGATTAGACGCTACAGAGGCGTAAGTGACGGGTGCGTATTTGTGAGCAATCTTGATCAGATCCCACATCAGAGCAGCTGCGAGATCCACCTGTTGCATCGGGCTTAGGTCGTTCGATTCCAACTGAGCCATAGAAGCTGCGTTAGATACAGACTCGATAATGTCACCAGCGTCAACAATTATGACCTTCTCATACTTACCCGCTTTAAGTTTTGCCTCAATAGCCTGATACGACTCAAACACACGAGCAACCAGATCTTGAGTGTTACCCCTAGACCCAACCTTGCCAACTTGAAAATCAGCAGCAACAATAACAAAAGCCTTACCATTGTTTAAAGTCTTATCCGATAATAACGGCTTCTTTACTGCTCTTTTAGCCTGAGCATACAAAGTAGGCAAATCAGATTCAAGAACACCCTTCTTACGGAACCGGAAACGGTACGCCGTCAACCACTGAGGATCCAGCGGGAAAGGTCGGGCAACCTGCCATCGGCTAGTTCTAGGTTCTCCAACAATCTCAATCTCAGCCGGATCAAATCCAGCCTCAACTAAGAACTTGTCAAAGTCAGGTTTCTCATCAGGTAAAAAGCCTTGCGTAGTGGCTTCACCCTCAGACCCGTTGAACTCGACAGCAGGTCGCCAGTCTTTAGGAACATCAACCTTAGGGGCTGGTGTCAAATCTTCGAGCACGGGCAACGCTTTCCACGATGACGTTCAATCACCGTTCTAGACAAAGTAACTCCCCTAGCACCAAGAGCTGCAACCAAAGCATTAATAGACCAAGCAGGGTCAGCAATAGCGTTCAGGAGAATCTCCCCATCTTCTTTACTTAATTCTTTTGCTCGTTCAGCAACTGTGCAAACCCTAACCTTCACAGGTGGGGTCATCCCTTTTAAAATGCTCATAGTTCAACCCTATCGGTTAACAGGAAATTCCTCTAGTAATGCTTCACACAAATTTCTTGTAGCCTCATACGGGGCATAGCTGCGTTGTTCCTCTTTCAGAATCGCCCACAAATGGTGGCGAATGTGATCAAAGTCTTCTGACCAAACCAAATTAGGTGACTCAAGTAGTTCTATTGCTTGCTCAATCACGGGATCCATAAATTTCCTTCACAGCCTTCTCCATCTGATCAACAGACTCGGCACACTCATCAATAATCTTGTTCAGGCTTTTCAACCCAATTTCTAGCAACTGAAGTCGCATCTCTACCATTAGCAGAGCCGCTTCCCTTTCAGTGATGTCTTTCATTGTTTCTCCTTATAAGTTCAATAATTACTACGCCTACAGCCAGTCCGGTGCAGATCATAAACCAGCCGATCATGCAAGCCTCAGATGGTTTTTGACCCACAGCCAGTAATCGTCTTTTTCTGCATCGTTTAAAGCGACTGTTGGTGAGTGCGGTTTAGTTAGGTGTCTGTTCTCACGCATCCAGGCTCCGTAATGAGTTCTACAAAGCCCTCTAGCGTTGTTCTCATACTCGCAACCGTCTACAGAGCATTTAGGTCTAGCCATTTGTTTCTGCCTTGATAAGTGCGATTAAATCGCTTAGATCTGCAATTGAATTACCTGTTTCATCCAATACCGAACCGCTACCCTCAGTGCGTTCTTCTAGCAACTTGATAATGCGTTCCTGTTCTTGGTCTACAAGCCCACCAAAGATAAGTCCACAACAACCATCGCAACCGTGAACACCCATCTGATGACCTACGCCGTGACAACACTCCAGCTCATGCGGTCTAACCATTTGTTTCTCCCTCTTTAAATACTTTCCAACATCCCTTAGCCAATTCTCCTAATGCCCTGGCAGAGTTATAAGCCTCTTGACGCAAAGCCTCAACAGCGTCTTGCCAACCCTTTTTATAAGCCTGTTTATACTCTCTGCTGCCTTTATTGACAGACCTAGCCTCAACTAATTGTTCCTCTAATTGTGCAATGCGTTGATTACGCTGGGTCAAAGTAGTCTGCAAACCAGCGTTTACAATTTGCAGATTCTCTAACCTGTCCTCAATTTTCATTTTGTTTCTCCCTTGATAAGTTCGATTAGTTCCTCTGACCCAAAACTTTCCCACGCTGGCGGAAACCATTCAATTTGTCTCCAAATAGTGCTGAAATCATATTCTTCTAACAACTTGATAATGCGTTCCTGCTCCCAAGCAAGACCAGCCCTGAATCCTTTGGTGTATTCGGTATCCATTAATTCTCACCAAGACTCTTGATGTGGCGAGCAAGTGACTGAATCTTGTCCAACCGGAAACCAGACCAAGCCTTAGTATCAGTAGTCACAATAGGAGCTGCAAGAAGCCCCTGAGCCTTAAAGCCCTCCAAAACTAATGGGTTCTCCTCAAGAGACTGCTCCTCATAAACAATGCCCAACTTATCAAACTGCTTCTTGGTCATGTCACACTGCACACACATACTCTTAGTCCAAATAGTTACCTTCATTAGTTTCCTCCCGAAATAATCTTGTCCCGCACCTGACGCAACAACACAATGTACCCACCAGGCAAATCCTCATGAATCATGTCCTCAACCAAATTAGCGATACGCATACGCTCATCAGCCCTAGCCTCAGACATACCCTCCTCAATAGCCCGAAGGAAACCTTGCTTACTTACCTGTAGCAGTTCCATTTTCCAACTCCTCAATCAAACTCTTTACAGCTGCGGTCTTAGACTTCATAGGCTTCAACGTGGTCAACACCTTAGTCTTTATTTCTAGTGTTGCTCGTTGTTCGGCTGAAGCAATAGCGTCATCAAACTGTGCTTTCACAGCATCAAAAATAGGTGTGCTCATTTTTCTCCCTTTACAAAATTCCAAGCATCTTTATCATTTACAAGACCTTTGACAAAAGCCAAACGCCTACGCAAAGCCTCCTGAATAGGTTTAGGATTCTCTGCAATGTATTGCTCTAACAATTTATTTATACGATCTTGTTCTGCCTCAGTACCACGCCAAAAAGCATCAAGTTCACGCTCAGTCATGCCATCAAACTTCATCGTCTGTGCCCCCAAATCAAAGCCTTACGACCAAAACGAGACTGACCCTCACCAACATCAATAACAAAACCCTTATCAACCAAATGATGACGAGCCGTACGAATAGTAGAAGGTGAAGCCAACGGAGCAGTACCAAAATTCATCAGCTGCTCATACTGAGGAACCAAATCCTCATCAATCATCGAAGTCTTAAGAAGTTCATAAATCACAGTCTGAACCTCAGTAAAATTCTTAACAGACCTAGCTGCATCATGCGATGTGTAAGGATCTGTTTTTCTTGCTCTAGGCATTTATTCCCTTTCTTTTGCCGTAAACCCAATCTACGGTAAGAAAGCGGTGCAAGTCAAACTCCGACACGAGCCGTTACACAACCGTTATAAACACCTTGCAACCAGGGGTCGGGTAAGTATCAGTAGTCGTCCCACACCAACGCTTCTTAGCCACAATGTCCACGATCAAAGAATCATCCACAATAGCCCCTGCACGAGTCAACGAATCACCCACAGCACGAATGTAATGATCAAGATCAGGTTTAGAGCCAGGATAAACAGGATGCTTAGGTTTAGCAGGGCGGGCAATGAAAAACGTAACCTCTAAACGAATCGGCTGATCAAACGGAACAATCTGCTCCAACGAGTGCATAGCCTGACGAGCTGCCTCAGTAACCGCCAAACGCCACTCCGGAAGCCTCTTATTAGCCTCAACGAGAACAGCCCTCCCACCACGCACATAAGCCGTTTTAGAACCTTGTGGGGCAGGAGAGCCGTCAACGAGAAAAAATAAATCCTTCAATTAAAAAGGTGCATCATCCATGTTAATAGCAATAGGAGTCCAAGACTCAGGAACCAAATCCTCAGGCTTAAACTCAACCTTCTTCTGCTCCCGTACAACACGCTCAATCTTGTTAGCCACAACATCCAACGCAACACCTAACGATCCATCACGCTTCGCATAAGTCCTAAACACAAACGAACCATGAACCTCAACAGGCGTACCCTTCACAAACTCAAAAGGATTCAACTCCTCAAAAGAAGTCACATTAAACCACATAGTCTCGCCATTCTCCCACTCACCAGAAGCGTTCTTCTTAGAAGGAGTAGACCCAACACGTAACACATAATACATTTTGCCAGCCTTAGAAACCTTAGACTCAACATCAGCCCCAAGATTCCCACGCACAACAATTTCACACTTAGCCATAGCAGCTCTTTCCATAGTCCTGAACAAGTCAGGGTACTACAACACTACTCCCCATCAATGACATCTACAAGTTCAATATGATGCGGATTCACACAATCCCGATGACCACACAACCGAACCCCAGGCAACAACAAACCACCATTCACCATCGGATTATCCTCCAAATCAAAATCACCACGCCAAGGCACACACCGACTAGACCCATACTGAATACTCAACGCCGGACGCATACGACACGACACACACAACACCACCTGCTGACGGCGTTTAACCAGAGGAACCTCCCAAGAGAGACCACACCTCTTACACAACACACGATTATCATCCACCACACAAGCGTAGCGTAATCACAGGGAAAGGCTCAAGAGGGTAGAAATGGCCATGTTGCGACCATCTCAAACCACAGGTATAAGGACTGTCAGGTTTTCTAATGTGCTTATCCTCACGGGTAAAGCCATCTACGCCATATGTTTAATCAGCTACAAGGATGCTAGGTAGATACGTTTTAGCACCGCCAATTAAACTCTGTTCTACTCTCAAGAACTCTTACCTGATCTAAGGCTTCACAATTACAGGTACGCCAAAGAGACACCATCTGACGGCCTCTATCTCCGACTGTGAATCGAGAGCTGGGTTTTAAAGTAGCCCAACGGTTAAATAACCTCTACTTGAAGATTTGATTATAGGTGATAAAAAACGAAGTGTGCAAGTTAAAAGTGAAAGTCGTAGTTTGGCAGCTCTGTTCTACCAAAATCATCATCCAGCAAAAACCATTTGCCGTTATGCCAAACAGGGATAGCAGCTGCGTCCTGCCAGTGTTCCAGTTTCCAACCCATGCCCTTAGCCAACTTAGCGGCATCAGCGTTCATCTCAATCTGGCAATTAAACCAAGAACAGAGCACAATTATATTGGATGGCTTGTCCTTCTTATGAGAGCCACCCATACCCCTATTAGAACGGTGCTGAGGAACAAGCGTGTTGTCGTTTGTGCCACAGTGCAAACACTCAAGATCACGGTCAAGGAACTTAGCCCACTGCTTCTGACTCATTCTTCCCACGGTGGCTCCGGACTCCTAGCAGGATCAATCAAACCAGTAGCCATAAAACCAATCGTGGCAGTCTCAACCCGTGAACTATCAATAATGGCAAGGTTGCCCTCAGGGCGACACTTGTGATTAGTACGCCACTGATTCAACAACTTAATCTCATCAGACCGTTCAGCCTGGAAACTAGCACCGCACGAACACGCTTCAGAGATCATCAACTTCACCAAAAGTTTCTATGACTTTCATCTCGCACCAAAATAGGAAAGCAAGAAAAGATGCGGTTGTAGCCCAGATACCAATTATCAGAGCTGCAATCCACAACAACAAAAGCCACATTAGCGAAGAACCTTGAGTTCCGTTTCAACCATGCGAGCAATAGTTTGAGTGCTCATCTGAGCCAACTCCAACTGCTTCAACTTCAACTTAATTCGGTTGTATTCAGCCCTAGCCAAATCAGCCATCAACTTATCATCAGCCGACTTCAACTTAGCAATAGCCTCTTTATCTTTTACAGTCCCATCAGTGGTTTCCATAAACGTCAAAGCCAAAGTTCGTTCATACTTTGCCTCAGCATCAGCCAACTTCACCTCAGCATCATACAAAGCACCAACACCCTTAGCTGCTTCCGCTTGGATTCTCTGTAATTCTTCGATGATCCCACTCGGAGTAGTATTCGCCACTTTCAACCCTTTCTAAACGTTCCATACCAGTTTCGTGAATGATGTCAGCCATAGTTCCGTTAGCACCCCTAGCAGGATTAACCAACTCGCCGTACAACTCACGCAGTTCGATAATGCTACTTAGCAGAATCCTTAGATCCTTTATGTCCATTACCCAGTTCCTTGATCTTGTTCAGAACGTCCTCTGATGCTTTAAGCCTACTAGCCTCAACAAACAATGCACGTAAGCCGTCTAGGTCTTCTTTCCAAGCCAAATCTTCAGCCATCTTTAGCCAGTCACGTGTCGGGGCAGGTGTCACACCACGCTCGGCTTTAGCCATCTCCTCACGAGTAGTCCGGCGGTTACCGCTATACCCAGCGTTAGCCAAGGCTCGCCCAATCGCACTGCTCTCACATGTTTCGAGTGCCGCTGTCTTTTGTGCCATTCCCACGCCATCAATCTCAAACGCTAAACCAGTGGCTTTCAGATACCAGCCGTCAGAACGCAAAGCGACCTCAGCCATGTCATCAGGGTAAGGCAACCAAATCTCTGCCTGAACAACCCAAGTAGAAACCTGACGATCCTGAAGCGTAGTCAGATTCTTTGTAATCACACGCATAAGCGGGTGGTCTTTGTAAGCACGGTGTAGACGTTGCTCAACAGTTTCATAATCTTGCAAGTTAAAATTAGCCATGGTGTTCATCCCCCATAATGTCCTCTAGTATTCCATCAGCAAAGTGCCAAAGATCATTACAAGAATCATCCTTGCCACATTGTTTTAAATCTTTCATTCTTGCTTTTAAATAATGTATGACCGCAGCTTGTTCTGTAAAACGACCAGCATTGAAACCAGCAGCGAGAATTTTCTGCTCACGCTTTTTAGTAATCATCCAAGTCTCAATTCGTTTAAACCTGGGCGGAACTCACGCTTCACAAATCTAAAAATAACAACCTTGCCCAGATCTGTTTCCATTTTTACCAGACGTTCCATGTCTGTCTCACGAACTTCAATAATGGTTCCCTCAACATTGTTGATAGTGGTCTTTTGACCTACTTCATAATCTTCCATTAGTCCCATTCCTTCATCTTTGCCAAACATGACACAACATCGAGTATTGATTCCAGAACTTCTTTTGAGTCAATCTCAAGTTCAAATTTGTGTTTCTGACCTGCCCAACGACCAGTCAAAAGAAAATAGCTATGAGATGCATCAATAATTTCTTTACCTGCATCAAAGGCAAAATTTAAATCAAAATCAAAAAGACCTGATTCATTTATTGATCTGGCTAAATCATATAGTCGTTCTATTGTTACTTCTTCCATTTAGTTCCCTTTCTTTTTCCATTGAATGTACGGTGCACCAACACCACGCTGTGTGCGGAACAAAACAATCTCATCATTGATTGCCCCCCATTTAGCAGACCCCATTGCGTCCAGTGTTCTTGATTGTAGTTCCTGATACTCGGTCTTAGCAACCTCTAATTTGTCCTTAGCCAAAGCCAAATACATACCCAAATCGCCTAGTTCTTCTATGTCGTCCTCGTGGATTTCAGGCTTGAGTCGTCTCATAGTTTCATAGGTTGAATCTGAGCCATCCCACACAGGTTGAGACCCAGCCTCCACATGATCCCAGAAACGGCGTAGAGCTGCCAGATTAGACTCAGCCAAGAACTGGTCAAACTCCACATCAAAAGTCTTGTAGCGTCCACCACAGAGGGCTACAACGGTAGCGTGTTGAATTTGGAACAACCACAAATACGACTGGATCTGTGCAATGTAGTTAGGTGGAATGTCAGACGCTGACTCCCAAAAATCTGCTGTCGTCTTAACCTCAATCAGATGCAACACACCCTTATCGTCACGGTAGAACGCATCAGGATTCGCCAACAACCAAGGATGATTCTTAGACGTATAAGACCCAGACTTAAACACATCAAAAGTCGGATTCTCCTGCTGAAACAACTCCAACAACGGATCCTCCAACAACGTACCCAAACGCATAGCAGTAGACGCTTCACTATTAGGAATCTCACCGCGAACTTTGTAATAACAAGTAATAGGAGACTCCCAAGGGGACAAACCTAAAGCTGCACCAATCTGCGAACCACCAATACGCCCCTTACGTTGCTCATACCACTCAGGCGACTGATTCTCAAAAAACCCAAGAAACTCAGCCTTCTCCGAAGTAACTTTGCCCTGTCTCATTTTTCCCTTTCATTTGACAACTTGACACTCATCAACATACAGTATGGCTATGACATCAGCAACCAACGACAGACTTCTAATTGCCTTACACAAAGCAATAGAGGAAGAAGGCGATGTCCCGTGCCAGCAAGTCCCGCACATCTTCTATCCAGAAGATCAGCCTAAATGGAACGACAGACATTTTGAGACGCGGGAAGCCAAAGCCATCTGTGGGACGTGCCCTGTGCTAAAAGAGTGCTTTACCTACGGCGTGGTCAGTGCCCAACCATACGGTATTTGGGGTGGTACAAGTGCTGAAGATCGTAAAGACATGAAGTCGAAACGCCGTAAATACAAAACTAACGATTAGTCCACCATGCGTGGAAACTCAATAGTTTAATAATCGCCCACTGAAGGAACCGAGACATCGGTTTACTTCTTTTCTTGAGCCTTCTGTACAGCGTCTTTCGTAGCGTCAGCGACAGTAGACGAAGTGGCTTTACCAGTAGTAGCAATGGCGTAACCGATTGCACCAACGATACCCAACATTAAAGTCATCCAGGCGATGATTACACCGTCAACCCATGATCCTGTGACGATAGCACCAGTACCAGCTGCACCGCCAAGGATGAACAGAAACAAACCAAATCCACGCCAAATTAGGGTAGCAAAAACTTCGGCAACAGCCTGTGCACGTTTCTTAAGCATTTGCTTCCTTTGCTTCTTTAGCCGCCTTGCGAGTGGCTGATGATTGATCAATAAGTTTGAATAGGTCTTTTAGAACCTTACGGTCAGCTGCGTGAGGCTGAGGTGCTGGTGCACAAGAAGCGTGAAGGTGAAACGCACCAGACTTTGAAAGTGAAGTTCCGGTAGCACCAATTTTGCCAATTACAGACTGGTAGTTGCCCTTAACCTCATCGCCAACCTTTACAAGAGGCTTCTCAAGCATGTGGTTGTATTCGATGTAATCCTTGGCACAAGCCTTGTTCTTACAAACAGACTTGATAACGACAGACCAACCAAGTGCAGGGTTGTTCTCAACCTTTGTTACTTTGCCAGCGTGAGCTGCGTAAATGTCTTTACCTTCAGAGCCGTTAGTGAATCCCCAGTCCGAACCGCGATGCGGTTGTGTACGGTAAGGGGCTGTGTTGCCCAACTCGTCACGGCGTTCCCTACCAGGGCCACGGACAGGTTCATAGAAACAATTAAGAGCAGTCATACGACTATTCTACCTTGACTTAGATGCCGAGCAGTTTGCCAATAAAAGCACCAAGGACACCAGAAAGCCCAACCATGCCAACAACCATCCAACGGAACTGCTCCAAAGTGCGAATACGGTTCTCGTGATCTTTAAGGTTGCGTTCAACCCACTCAACGTGTGTCGGGATCTTCTCGTTAAGGCGTTCAACCTGTTTGATTAGTTCAATAGCCCAACTAGGGATTTGTTCTTGATCTGACACAATCGGTCTTTCTTGTCCGGTTGCGTAGGCCGTTTATCTTATTTTACTTGAGGGCGGAAATCTCTTCAGCGGTCAAACCGAGAGCTGCAAGTTTCGCCTCAGCAGATGCTTTAGCAGTTGCCTTAGCAGCTTCTTCCGCTTCTTTGATTGCTTGCTGTGCAGCGTAAGCAGCCGCATCAACTTCACGCTGTGCAATTTCCTCAGCAGTCAAAGGAACAACAGTCTGTTCGCCTGTTGAGCAATCTACAACAATCTTCTGTAATACTTCAGTCATTTTTTTCTTTCTTTTTCTAGATGGCTAGGTTAGGAAACCGAAGCACCGCCGCTACCTTTTAGGATTCCATAAAGCGATATGGTGCTACCGGCAACATAGTTACCAGCAGTAATAGTAAAGTCAATTTGAGTAATTGCAGAAGTTGATGACCATAATCCGGCTCTAATAACTCCTCCAGCAGTTGTAGCATTATTCTCATATACAGAATCAACAGACCAAGATTTATTAGTTGCTCCGGCATAATTTGGAAAATAAATTGAACCATTGCCAAAAGTAGATGCTGTGGCGTTTGCTGCTGGAATATCTATAACATCCATATATCCGCTTGCGTTTCCAGATGAAGCAGCACTTCCATTTCCGTAAAGGAACCTAAAAGAACCATTTGAGTTATTACCATTCAAATACATAGTTATATTTGAATTAGTTGCGGCTGAACTTCCTCGAGCTGAAATTACAGCAACAATATCGGTATATGTTCCAGTTATTGAAGCAAATTGAATATTTGTAGTTGATGAGCCGCTAACAGTTACGGTGCTAATCAAAGTCATTGTTTCGCCGGGCATTAGTTATCACCTTTCAATGCTTCAGGCTCATAATGAGCAAGGATTTCATTAGCCATAATTAGCTCGCAATCCCATATAGAGCAAAAGTGCTACCAGCAGCAAAAGAACCAACACTTGTATAAATTTGAATTGAAGTTATTGCGCTTGTGCTTCCCCAGCGATTTACTATCGCCAAAGTTCCTGCACCAGAATTGTCGCTTCTTGTAAGACTGGTTTTATGCTTGTCAGTTGCAGAATAATCCATAATGTGCGTAATGGATTGTGCTTGATTTGTTGTATCAAAGTTGCCAGGATTTAGAGCATAATATAGAGCATTTATGTTAGAACCTGAAGAACTAAGTGCATTTGTTCCATTGCCGCCCATAAAAACATAGTTGTAAATAGAAGAACCATCGCTGTTATAGGAGCATACAATTGCTGGTGAGCCAGATGTTCCTTTACCAGTAATAACAAGAACAAGGTCTCTGTAACTTTGAGAAATTGAAGAAAATACAACAGGATTTGCACTTGAGCCAAGAGTTAAATTAGCCAGCGGTGTATAAGTAGTTGTTGGCATTATTATCCCTTGATTCCATAAAGGCTAAAACGGCTACCAGTAATAAAATTAGGACCAGTGGTTGGTGCAATAGTTATAGAGGTAATAGCACTTGTTGAAAGCCAGGCTCCACTAGATAACCAAATTCTTTTATTTAAGGATAAATTTGCAGTTTGGAGCATTCGAGTTGTTTTATTTTTTGCAGTGGAAGAAAAATCTAGAATATCCATTATATGAGCTGAAAATGCGTTAGAAACTCCATCATTAGTACCAGATATATCTTCAAGTCTTAAATAAGTATTTGAAGAATATGCTTCAGAAAAAGCACTAGACCCATTTCCAGCTAAATTATGTATTGCATAATTTGCACCAGAATCACCATTAAATGTGATTTTTCCACCATCATAAAAATTTCGATCACTTCGAGGCAACATACGTAATTGTAAATGCTTATAAGTAGATGGAATAGAACTAAAAGTAACGGATGATTGGCTTCCAGTCAATATAGTTGAACTAATTAAATCAAAGGAAGATGTTGCACCGCCACCAGCACCCGCAGTCGCAAAAATCCCCAACGGAATTGGCATTAGACAGCAATCTTTCCAATGACACGGTAAGAGTTAGCAGCAACCTTCTGAATAGTCGCACCATTGTATTGCTGATCAATCTTAAAAGTAACAGCAGTTCCGGCAGTACCAGCACCAGCCCAAGTAGTAATACCAGTACCAGCTGCAATAGTTACAGTACCTGCACCATCACGGATGATGTCTAGGCGGTCACCAATGTTGTAAAGGTCAGGCACTGTAATAGTAAACGCTGATCCGCTGTTAGCCACGATAGTCTCGTTACGGTCACCAACAACTGCTGTGTAAGCCGCTGTTACGTTATTTACAGTTGTAGTTAGTTGACCTGAATCAATGCTCTTATTGGTAAGAGTTGCTGTGCTAGACGCTGTAATAAAAGTTGTAGTGTCAACAAGAGCTTGCCAAGAAGTACCGTTGTAGCCTTCCCAAGCAGTACCATCGGTACGGAACGACACCATACCAGCCGAAACACCAGTACCCAAGGCAGACGAACGAGCAGTAGCATCAGCAAATTTCATAACCGCCTGATCCATCAGGTAGCCATTCATGTCAGCAGCTGTCAGAACGTCAAGAGCGTTCCAGGTCTTTTTACCCAAACCAGCCATAATTTATCTCCTAAAACCCAAGGGTGTTATCTGCATCTAGTCTACCAAAGGTTGGGTCATCCAAAATAAAGTATAGGAAGTCCAAACGAGCCAAACCAAGGGTGACACGGTGAATTTGTAAATCAGCACGGTGATTAATGTTGATAATCTCCGCATACTGTTGAATAGCAGGGCCAATGCCATTAGGGGTGAACTTCACCTTAACCACATCGTTCAGTTCAAGGTTTAGCACCTTGTTCTGATCTTCAAGTGACAGGTCATCCATGATGATCTCAACAGCGTCAAAACGGTACTCTGGCTGAGAATACTTGTTAGCCAAGAACACAGCCAAATCCTCAACCTGCTCATCGCTATTCATCAACAGGTCAGACAGGGTAAGGTTTAGCACACCGTAAACACCCTGAGAAGCTAGGTCAATAGCCGTCACAGTGCTTGTAGTGATTGCGGAAGTAACCACAATCTCATTAGCAAGCTGCTCAGAACCATAAGTAATACGAATGTCGCTATAACCGATACCTGTGCCGTCATCAGTCAACTCAACAAGCCCAGTGACCGGCTGAACCACGGTACGGTCTTTGAAAGTCGCATAACCGTTCTTAGCAATAAAGAACGCACCAAACTCAGTCTTTTCGACCAACTTCAAATACGCCAAAGCGTTTGTATTCTCAGCAATGACATCTGCACCGACAGTCACAACACCAGTATCAATGTTGCGGAAAGTCGAAGGCCAAGCCACCTGCGGATCATCCAACACAGCCTCAATACGCTCACCAGTAGTCTGCACAGTAGCAGTGCCAGGAGTCAAAGTCTGGTTATTGAACTTGTAAAAACCATCAGAAGTGGCAAAAGAAACATTGGACTCACCCTGAATGTTGTAAGCAAGGTTCCAGTCGTCAATAGTGCCAAAATACTGCTGAATACCATTGCTGCTGATACGCACCTCACGGCGAGGAATAATGTTTCCATAAAACGGGCTTGCTTGAAAAGTAGGGTCAAAGTAGCGGTTGTAGTTGTTCATCGTCACAATAGACTCACCAGAAGTGTACGAGTCAATGTCACGGTTCTTACCACGATTAATTGTGATCTCTTTCACATACTGAGTCACATCATAGAAAAACGTTCCAGCCAAAGTCCAAGCAGTGTTATCTAGAACACCACGCTCGGCATCATCCAACACGAAGAACGGGCCAGCACCACCGGCAAGGTCAAAACCAATCTCAACTTTTTGTGTAGGCATGATTAAACTGTAATACCATTCGCTTTAGCAAAGGCTTTCAATTCACTGTAAATAGCCTGACCAACAGCCTTACCGTTAGTACCAGGGCTTGTATTTACATTAATTGTTGTAGTCCATGCAGTAGCCTTAGGGCTTGCAATCAACTTAGCTGCAAGAGCAGTCGTTTTAGCATCGTAATTAGCCAACTTAATTTCACCCAAACGGAAAGACTGCATCTGTTCTACCGGCATTGTCGGAGGGCTGTAAACAGGTGCACTTGGGGCAGATGGCATAGGCAAAGCCTTAGTAACTTCAGCGTTAAACGCATCGCTAAAGTCACGAGCCATCTTAGTTGCCTGTTCTACAAGCAACTGCTCTTTAGACAAAATACCGGCAAGTAGGCCATCAATTAGGTCAACACCAGAGCCATACATGACTTGTGCGGCTTCTTCTGCCATAGCAGCACCAACATCGGACAGTTCAGTAAACAAGCCGTTGAGTTCGCTGACAGTGCCAGTACCACCCTCAAGAATAGCCTTAGCAGTTAAGCCACCAGCATCCACACCGGCAGAAACAATCTGCTGATAAAGGTTCTTATCAAGACCAAGAGCACGAAGATCCTTTAGTTGCTGTGCAAAAGCCTTAGTCTTAGCCAAAGTCTCAGTAAATGAGGCTACAAGACCGGCAGAACCACCAGTGACACCCTTAATAACCTTAGAAGTAGCGACCTGAACATTGCCAACCATCTTAGTAATGGTCTGAGTGACATCAGTAGTGTTCTTAGCCAGCAATTCAGTGACATTGCCCATACCCACAATGGTTGACTTAATGTCATCCATAAGGGCTTTAGCCAGGCTACGCTTAGTAACGAGATCGTCACGCTGACGCATAAGATCTTGAATAGTCTCTTGCTCGGTTTTAGCATAAGCAGTTAAGCGATTAGCTGCTTCCTTAAGCAAAGTACCGTCAGCAAGACCCTCAGCAATAGTGTCGGCAATGCTTTGGAATGAATCAATTACTGCTTGTTCAAATTGACCAATTTCACGGACAGCAACAGCCAAAGGTGTTGTACTAGCTGCAACCTCTTTTAATGCCTTTTTTAAGTTATTAATAGATTGAACTTGATCATCAAAGATTCTTTTCTGCTCTTTATAAGCATCTTCAAGAATTGCAAAATCTTCGTCATATTTTTTAACAGCTGCGGCATGAGCTTCTTGTATTTCTTTAATACCAGCAGCGGTTTTACTGAAATCTTTTTGTAGCTTTGCAACGCCTTTAGTGCCAAGTGCGGAGATTTTATTGAAAACTTTACGCCAGTCTTCACCTGAACCAACAATAGAATCAATAAATGCTTCAGAAGCACCCATGTTGGCTAATTTAAGGCGAGCAGACTGCTTTTCCATTTCGTCAGCAAGTTCTTTATAGAACTCAGCAACAGCATCTTTGGGTGTAGTGCCTTTACCATCTGCACCGCCACCATTGCCGTCTTTATTAAAGACACCCTTTTTGATCTGCATATTGCGGATCTTGCCCCAGTTACGATCTTGAGTACCACCAGTACCAAAGTCAGCAGCTGTGGTTTCGCTAGGGAAGAATGTTTTAAGAAGCGATAGACCTTTAGCAATAGGGTTGATCTTTTCTAGAACAAGATTAAGGCCCTTAAGAATATTGGCAAAGAAGTTAGTTATAGGGGCTTCGTCAGGTGTTGCATCAGCAAACGAATCAAAGAACCCAACCAGTTCTTCAAGACCCAAAGAAACATGGTAGACAAGCCCATCAATAGCATCAAGGGCATCTTTTAGTCCAGGTGCAATAGCATCAGTTAATCTAGAAACACCAACAATTACGCCATTGATAATGTCCAAAAGGTTGACAAAAATTTGACCAAGAGGATTGATAGTCGTAGACAAGTCATCAATAACATCGCCTACAGCTGCAAAAGTAGTTTTCAAACCCGGGGTGATGTCTTCAACAAGAGGAGTCAACTGCTTCATCAAATTAGCAATAGCAGGAGTCAGTTCTTTACCAACCGCCGATTGCATATTGCTGAAAACAGCAGTAAGTTTCTTCTGCTCAACGAACAAAGTTCCAGACTGGCGAGCAAACGCACCAGCAGCATCAGCCGAACGTAGGAACAACTGCTCCATACGAACAGTCTGTTGAGCGTTAAGGAGTTCCTGACCAGTAAGGTGACTTAGACCTTTAGCTGCAACAAGGGCGTTAACTTCGTTCTGCTTAAGAGCAACACCAAACTTTTCAATGGGGTCATACTCACCACGGAACAAAGCCGTCATAGCGGTCAACGCTTCAGATGTGTCATAGCCGTAAGTAGTTGCCAAGTCCTGAGCGAGAACAGTTAATTGCTCAGTTTTATCCGCAACCTGATCCATAGGCAGACCGGCTTGCTTAAGAACAGAACCCAAGAATGTGCTAGTGCGAGCTGCTTCAACTTGGCTGAGACCCATTTTGTACGCATTGTCAACAAAATTGGTCATACGAGGGGTCAGGTCTCTAAAGACTGTGCCCAAAGCCGCCATGTTACGTTCTAGATCGCGGGCTTCAGAAATAGCATCGCCAGCAAACCTTACAGATGCTTGCAAAGCATTAAAACCACCAACAGCCGCACCAATAGGGCCAGCCAAGCGACCCAACGACTTACCAAGTGCACCTAAAGATGCCTGAGCCGACTTAACACCAGCCGCATTAAAGGTGGAGAGAATAGGTAAAATAACAGCCATTAGGCGTTCCTTTGAATTTCAGCGTTAATCTTTTGGGCAGTTTGTTCCAACAAAATGTTCATTTCAGCATTAGCCTGAGGCACAGCACTCAGACCAGAAGGCCAAATAACACGAGACCTACTAACCTGCTTACGGGCTGGGCTACGATCCATAGCCTCAACCATGTATTTACCCTGCTTATTACGTTTGTGCTTACGGAAACCATCCACCGCACGGCTGTATTCGTAGTAGTTAGTGTCTTGACCATCAAACTTGCCGTACTTACGAGCAGTATCGAAAATAGCCACAGCCGGAGACATAGCCCAAATAGAGACAATAGACTTGCCCTTTTTACGCATACGAGTATCAACACGCAACTCAGTCTTTTTAGCAGGTACAGTCGCACCCCAAGTCAAACGCCCAGGAACAACCTTTTGTTGCATACCCTTAATAGCAAATCTATTAGTAATACCCTGCTGAACTTTCTTCTCAACCGGACGACCAATACGGAAAGCATTACGTTGCAAAGTGGCAATACTGGCAGGTTCAATTTTGCGAGTCTCACGCACAAGGTAACGCCAATCCGTTAGCTGCACCTCAACACGGTTACCAGCATTAACCTTAATAGTTTTAGCCACGAATCCCTACCAATCTCTAACAACCATTCTACCCGCAAAACGAAAACCCCCTCTTTCGAGGGGGCTTCGTTAACGAGCTGTAGCCTTCGCTATCAACCAACGGTTCATAGTCCAAAGCATACGGTCATCCAGCAGCATCAACTCACGCGGAGAAATGCCAGTTTCGCAAGCTAGGCCAGCGATAAACCAATGTGCTGAAGTCTCGCCTAGACCAACTATTTTGGGTCGAGATCACTCGATCCAACAGTTACAACTGTTTCTATCCAAGGCTCAAACTCTAGAGCAGTCGCTTTAGTACGCTTCTCTGAAGCCCATGCTAGGTATAGAAGGTGAGTCAACTTAGTTTCTTCACCCAGTTTGGTAACGCTTAGGTTGAACTTTGTTTCAAATGCTACTAGGTCGCTTGCAGAGCAAGTAACTTCTTTAGCACCTGTTGTGATGTATTCAATGCGTAGATTGAGTTTCAATTTATGTCCTTAATTAAGCGGTTGCTTTTGTGATAACGCCTGATGTAGGCCAGGTCACTGATACGGTAGATAGGTCACCTACGGCCCCTGAGACTGGATTCCAGTTGTTCACCAAAACGGTTGCGGTGTACGCAGGTGTCGCTGATGAAGCAGCAGTACCGTTACCAGCGATGATAACAGCAGTTGCGATAGAACCCAATAGAGGGAAGATTGTTGCTTCGACTGAGCCAGATGCGTAATCCTGGTGGAAGTCGATTGATACAGTGCCAGACTTTAGCCCACCGATAAGTTCGGTGTAACCTGCTGAACCAAAATCAGTAACGTCAACATCTGCAACGTTCATAGCGATTTCGGCACGGGCAACTGAAGATGATAGGTCAGTACCATTGATAGTGACCTTGTTTCCTGTGACTACATACTTAGCCAATTTATACTCCTAGCTTGCATACACAACAACCATAAATTCGGCTGCTGTGTATTGGATTTCATTTACAGAGATTGAGCCATACGAACTAATCTCAGTCACTCGGCAATCGTTTACAACGCCACCAAGAGTCCTATCATATTCTACCGCCTGTTTTACCGAATAATCGCCCGATCCTGCACAGTAAGAGTCCAACTTATTCTGTGCACTGCGTTCGTCTGCTCGGTGAGCCAAAACAGTGATAATAAATCTAAATTCGTCCAGTCCACGGTTCATTGCCACGTCAAACTTGACTGGTGTTGAGTCCGGTTGCACGATTGCCATAGGCGGGTTTACTAGATCAGGTGCTTGCGATGCTGTGCGAAGCCCTGGAATACGCTTGAGGTTATTCTCAAGCCCAATACGAATGTCGGTAATGCTTGCCATTATGCAAAGTTTCGCATAGAACGGTAAGGATCTACCAAGTGCTGAACGTCAGGATCAAGACGTGCACCAACACGAACAACACCCATGTCGCCAAAACCAGCCACACCCAAAGGTGAATCATTGCGTTTAAAGATACGAGCTGCTTGCAGAATCGTTGCTTGCTTCACAGCCATAGGAACTGAAGCCCAGCCCCAAACGCCTGTAACCTTCACCAGGGCCCTGTCAGCCAAGAATGGGAACACGTACTGCTTCACGGCTCTAATGCTCGTGTACGGCTGTGTCATGCCTCCTGAGAGCCCATTTAGAGGCTCTAGTTGGTAGTCGTTTGTAGTCCAAGTAGTGTACGAGTTACCAACCTCGTCAGTTGTCGCCAATTCGCTCAAACTCTGCAAATCATCAATGAAACACATCCAACTGTCAGAAGCTGCATAGTTGCGTGTCGCAGTGCCACCGTTGTAAAAGTAGCGACCAGTGTAGCCGTCAATCAGACGAGAAGCAGACTCTACAGCGATCTCCAAAAGAGAGTCATCCATGTTGTCTGTAATTTTTAGCGAATTTTTAACATCCGCTAGAGTTGCGTATCCGTTGGTAATTGCCACAAGAAACTCCTAAGTCTATGAGTCTATTCTACCGTTGAAACGTAGTCTTTCTTTGATAGCCGTACTGGAGATGCCCTTAGTGTACGGAATGTAAACCAGCCCAATACCACGCTCATCTAACCAGTCCTGGTCGAACTGCATTTGGGCATAATAGTCACGCCTAGCCCAATCCGAGCCAATAACAATCAAATCAGGATTACAAAGGCTGATAGCAACCCGACTATCAACGCCACCCACGTTAGGCACAACCCGATCAACCCAGCGACATCCCAATAAGACATCTTTGCGTTCTTGATAAGAGATAACAGGTCTTTTACCTTTGTATTTTTCAATGAACTCATCCTCGTTTAGCGAAACAGTCACAGAGCCAAACTCTGCACATCTCCTCAGGAACTCCACGTGTCCCGCATGGAACAGGTCAAAACGTGCCTCCGGTGTACACCTTAAGCATTGGCATCACCCCCTCTAGCACCATTCAAATAATTAATGGCACTTGTTAATTTATCGTCTACTCTACCTAAAAACGAGTTGCATGATTGACATAGTAATCCCCTGACGCATTTGCCACAAGTTTTTGTACCAGGGCAACAAGAGTGGTCATGGTCTACTGACAAATATGTGCGACTAGGTTTTTTAAAGCAAATAGCACACACTCCATTTTGCGTTTCTAGCAACTGCATGTACATATATTTAGTTAATTTATACTTTTTATAAATTGTTTGCCAGCGACTTTTTTCTGGATCTTTAGCAAAAGATTTTTTCTTATATTCATTATTTTTACGTTTTAACTCAGCAAACTTTTCAGGATTATTCTCTTTTAACCGCTGTCTATAGGATTTTTGATATTCCCAAGCCTTACTTGATGCGTATTGCTTACGTTTTATTGATTTTGCTTCACGGCAAATGTCGCATCGGCAACCAGCGTTATAGCCGCCAATTCCATGTGTCCTTATAATGTCCATAATGAAATTATAGCATTACTTCAGGCTGGTCAGTCCCATCGGTTAGCCCTTCGCACTTTGAGACTCCACTCGCCTTGAGTAAAGTCATCTTCTCTGCCCTTAGTTTCATAAAGCGTGTGATTTGCCACAAAAGACCTCTGGTTCTGTACCTGATACCCACTATTGAGCGTTGAGGAGTTCTGGTGAAAGACCTGAGCTGCGATGTGATTCTTCGGAACCTCGGCGTAATCCACTCTACGTTCCAAGTCGTTGTCATCAAAATAAAGAGGGTAGAAACGCTCATCGTAAAGACCAACTTTTTCAACCATGCCTTCACCGAATACCACACAAGACCACGGCGGATTAATGTCCACAAAGTTGAGAGCATTGGTGTCCACACCTTCTTCGATTTTCTTCAATGAACCTGGGGCAAACCAAGCATCATCGTTTATAAGCACCCAATACGGTGCGTATGGTGTTGATTTTACTATCAGGTTCCATGCACCAACAAGACCAAGGCCAAATGGCACACGGATAACCCATAAATTCCGTACCAAATCAGGTTTGATAGGGTTCCATTCCTGAGTTCCCGAATTATCAACCACCACGAGATGTTCCACAGGGTAATCCACGGAACGAAGAAGGCGATCAGCAAGATCAAATCTTTTGAGTGTGGCAAAACCAAGTACCGGAATCACTTAAGTAACTTCTTCAACACCGGAACCCAGTGCTTATCAAAGACAGTATCCACATCGAACTCGGTAGCAAAATCAATAGCCACCTGAGATGCTCCGCGATCTGCTTTATAAGCCTGTTCCAAAGACTCAACAATAGACGGAATCAAAGGAACCTGCCAAATAGCGTCCTGTCCAGAATCCCACATAGGCTGACCGTCAACCAACCAACCATCGTCAGCCACTAGGTCAGGTGTCGCACCCCAATTGGAGCCAATGACACGAGTACCACACGCCTGAGCCTCAATCGTACCCAAACCAAAACCCTCACCGTAAGACGGAGCCAAGAACACATCCATAGCCGAGTAAAGGCCAGCCAAATCAGACTGAGGCATACCATACTTGTAATCAACATACGGCGGGAACATGATGGCTTCCTTAGGAATACCAAAAGCCTTCAACATCTTGATCAGGTTCCAGCCACCAGCCGAACCCAGCGGGTCAGTGTGAATGTAAAGCACAGCGTCAGGGTGACGTTCACGGAAAATAGCAAAAGCCATTAGGTTTTCAGAAAATGCTTTACGATGAACCAACCCAGAAGCCTTATTAGCTGCGTTCATACCCACAACAAACTCATCAGTGATACCCATAAACTCACGAGCATCCTGACCGTCAATCTTGTCAGTAGGTTTAAAAATCTTTGTATCAATTGCGTGAGGCACATACTCACAAGCAATGCCATTTTGCTCCATCTGACGCACACCATTCGGAGCCATAGCAATCGGAGTCACATTCGGCTTCTCCAACCAATCCTTAACCTTAGGTGGCATAGTCACGTGATCCAGAGGAACCCACGAAGCAATGTTCATCTTGTCAAACGCCGGATTATTTAACACCCAAACGTCATACAACGAAATCCAAACATCTTTCTTGCCAGGATTCTTAGACTTCCAATGAGCATGGTGCATAGGAGCTACATCGTTAGAGTACGGATCCATACCACGAGGGTAGTGAGGTATCTCACCATAAGGTGACTTGTAAGAAACAATGTTTCCCTCAACACCATAATTTGACATTGCTGCCACATCAGCACCGTCACGCTTCAAACGATCAATCAGGTAAGCCGCTTGCTGACCATAACCAGTAGGTTGAGTTGGACTATTAGACCAAACTGAAACGACACCATTAATCTTTGCCATGTTTCCCTTTCGTAGTTATACTGACATTAGCAGAAAAACCCCTGCGATACCAGCAAGTATCCAGGGGCGTGACCAAACTAGGGAAAGTAGTCCGATTGGAACAGTCTAAGGCTTGTAGCCGATGTAAGCAAATTAAACCACTAAGTGAGTTCGGCATACATCGGAAGACCACCGATGGTCACTATTCGCAATGCCTTATTTGTCACAGAGAAGCCAGATCTGAATACCGTAAACGTCAAGCCAAAAACATTGCTATTCAGCAAGCAGATAATTACCAGCGAAATAGAAAAAAACGCATTGCTGATGCAACTGCTAGGGTTTACGCCAACATGGAACGCCATAAAAGATACAATTCTGTTTCTAAAAAGCGTAATCATTTATCTATTGCGGCAACCACTCGAAGGCGGAATGCTAAGCGAAAAGCCAATGGTGTTTTTTTAATTACAAAAAAGGAATTGCAGCGACTAAGTCGTGGCCCGTGTTTTTACTGTGGTTCATCTAATCAAATAACTATTGATCATGTTGTTGCTATTGCTAAAGGTGGCGTAGATGGAATTGGAAATTTAGTTTCTGCCTGTAAATCTTGTAATAGTCAAAAGCGAGATTTGACAATCATGGAGTGGAGAAAGAAAAAACTGGGCCGGTAGCCTACGCACTACCGACCCAGTCACTTTTTCTCTAAAAGAGGCTAGTTATTAACTAGCTCCCCCTTTAAAGTAGCCAATGTGGGTTGCGTGGGTTAGTCCACCGTCAAGACGGATTAGACCACGGTAGGTTACTACGTCAGTGTTGAAAGCGTAGTCAGATGACTGATCTACACGGATTCCACCGGCTACACGAACCTTGAATGAAGGTAGGTGACCGAATAGAACAGACTTAGCACCAGTAGCAACAGCAGCAACTGAAGGGTTCTCGTAAACTGCGTAACCCAATAGAGTTGCTGGCTGACCAGGGATAGCAGAGTCAGACCAGATGTAGTTTCCTGCACCGTCCTTCATCTTGCGAGCCGCTGCGATACCAGTCTTTGACATCTGGAAACCAAGACCTGGAAGAACACGTGCACCATCAGCGATGCCGTATACAAGGTCAATTAGGTTTTCGTAAGTCGCAGCACCTGATACACCAGTTCCACCAGTTACAACAGAACCAGCAGCAGCAGCCAACTTGGTTGTTAGAACTGAGTTAGCCTGTAGACCTAGAGAGGTTCCTAGTTCCTGAGCAATGTAACCAGTGATGTCGAATCCTGCATCGCTTACTAGCTCTGAAGATACGCTAACTAGAGCACCGTACTTCTCAGCACCTAGGGTGATTGATGAGAAGGTTGGGTTTGATTCGGTGATTGCTGAACCAGCAGCAACTGAACCAGCAGATGAGGTTGCAGTTACAGTTGGGATAACAAGGTTCTCACCAGAAGCAGTGTTGAATACCTCAGAGGTAGTTAGCATTGGGCCAACTAGCTGTGCGATTTCAAATACACGGTTGTAGAAAGATTCGCCAACAGTGTTGCTTGATGGAACAAGAGCTGCACGTGCTTCACGAGCGAACTCGTATCCACGCATCTCGCCACGAGCGATTGAGCGTAGAACATCAGCATCGGTAGATGATGATGCCTGTGCAGGGGTGAATGATGAAGCTGCTTCAGCAGCAGCGGCTGAACGAGCCTCTACCTTCTGAGCAGTTTCGATAGCTGCATCACGTGACTCGATGTCTGCTTCGATGCGGGCAATCTTCTGAAGATCCTCAGCAGTTAGTCCACGCTTCTCTGATTCAGCAAGGTCAATAACCTCACGCATCTGAGCAACGAGGTTGCTGCGAACTTCAGCCTGAGTCTTAATGAACTCTGACATGGTTCTCCTAAATTAAAGTGAATAGTTATTTCTGCCGCGGAAACGCTGAACAGACTAGAGGCCGTGAACACACAGAACCTATAACAATTCTACAAGCGGTTTGTATACCCAAAAGAAAAACCCCACCACTCCCTGAGGAGGATGGGGAAGTGTGGACTGTTAGGAGTTGCACCTAGCCCATCCCCTTAAGAGTTTCCTCAAACTGGATGACAGTCCTGCCACTTTGAACCGTCACTAAGGAGTGGCCGAGGAAACCCCCGCAAGTTAGTGGCAACTGCGGGCCGAATAAAAGTATACCAAAAGAAGAACCCCCACCAGAGAAAGGGAATAATCTGGTGGGGGAGAAGAACCGCTTAAAGGGGGTTAGCGAGTTTCTTTTGCCTCGACAATGCGAACTTCTTTGGCCGCAGAGTTGTCGGTCTTAACCTCTGACTTCTGAATGTCTTTAACCAATTCAGCAATAAGCCCAGAGTCTGGCGAACCAGCAATCTCGTTAATTACTTTTACAGCAATCTCAATTTGTTCTTTAGTAGCCATTACACAGCCTCTTTCATTAGTAGATCTAGTTTCTTCTTCTTCAAAGCCAAGATGTCGCCTTCAACTTCTTCGACTTCTTCAACTTCATCAGTCTTAGTAAGTTTTGCAACAACCTCGCTAATAACCTTGGCTTGTTCGGCATCTAGTTCTTCACCAGACTCCAACTTCATAAGGCTGTCAGCCAACTGGTCTGCATCAATGTCACGCTTCTCACGAACACTAGTAGTACCAGCAGTTCCTTCGTAGGCTGGGAAGCTAGTAAGGCTGACTTCGTGGACTGCAACTTCCTCAAGGGTACGGTTATTACCGTCAGCAGACCAAGAATCTTTCTTTACTTGGAAACCAAAAGACATAGCATCAATCACACCGCTCCTGATCAATTCAGCAACGTCCCGTCCGGTTTGAGTATTGGCTAGTCGTGCCGTAACCTTTAGGCCACGAGCATCCTCAACCAACTTCAACGAACCATTGCGTGTTGACGCTAGAGGCTCAGAAGCGTTGTGGTTCCACAAAAGCATCATGCGGTGACGACCCTGCAAAGAACGCTTGAACGCTCCTGGCTTAATCGTCTCTACGAATGGTAAAGGCTGAGACGGAGAATTGAAAACAGCGGCGTAACCCTCGAAGGTCATACCATCACCAGTCTCACGAATCTCAAGATCAACGTGCTCAGTACGAACCTCAGTCTTACCCAAAGAACGTGCTTCCTCAGTCAAGCCCTCAAGGCGAGCCTTAATAGCCCAAGCTGCACGAACCCACTTATCACGTGATTCGTCTAATACTTCGTCAACCATAGAATGTCTTTCTTCTTCTGCTCTAATTCTAGCAACAACAGACTCAGCATATGCCAATGTTCTCTGAGCTGCTCTCTTTGAAGGGCCAGAACCCCAAAGCAAATGTGCAACAACTCCAGGGCTAGGGTAGTTTTCTGAGCCAGGTTGTGCATCCGGTGAATCAAGATCTGGAAGGTGACGTGAAATCCAAGCTGCAATACGAATCCACTTGTCATCGCTAATAGTGCCAGAAGCCATTTCACGGGCTTCACGAATAGTCTTATCAACTAGACCTGCACCACCTTGACCATCTTCATAGTAGGCAAGTCCACGGCGAGCAGCTGCTCTCATGTAAGCAGGGGCAGACTGGTTGATTGCACGAGATTCATCTTGGCTGTTGTCAGCAACATCTGGCTGATCCATAGAATCATTTGAAGAATCTTCTTGAGACTGATCCATTTGTTCCTGAGACTGTTCAGGATCTTCAACTTCCTCAGCAACCATCTCAGGTCGAACAACCTTCTCAAGTTTGAATACATTAAGAATCATCATCTTGTCAGTTGAGGTGAAGATGCCGTCCTCATACTCGTAGATGCGAATAACGGCATACTCTCCTTCGACCATGACGATCTCAGCAAGTATTTCAGGATTAAGAACATCCCACGAAACATAATCGCCAATACCTAGCGAATCAATAGCTGCTCGCTCACCAGCAAACGGCTCCTCAGTAGAAATACTAATAGCAACGGCTTGCTTGATTGCAGATGCCTTGGTCTTGTGGCAACCGTGAACTACGCCTTCAGCACCAGTTACAGCCCAGCCTGATTTGCACTCTGCGTTGTCTTTTTCAATGTAATACGGCATTTATGTTTCCCATCTAAGCCAAGACACAGGATGTCCCGTTGTATCTGACACAATCCACAAAGAATCAAGTGGTTTCAGTTGTAGTTGAATAATTTGGCTTGCAGCTACCGCCATACCATTTGCAATGGTCACGCCTGGGCCGCCAATGTGCAACTTTGTTGTATTGCTATCATTCTGAACCATAATGTTTGTATAGTTCGTGCTTAAGCCATCAATTTGTAAGGCAACAGTACCTACTGATAATTTTCCTGATGTGACAGTCATAGTTTTAGCCTAACACCGCAAGAATTGTCACAGTCCCACCCAAAGCAACCGCTGTACCGTTCACGGTGATCGAACCAAGAGTTGTCCACTGAGTGTTGTAGTCAGTGCCATCAACTTTTGAAAGAACCTGACCGGTTGTACCACCAGCAACAACGCCAGCACCTGTAGCACCAGTCGCACCAGTTGGCCCTTGTGGGCCAGTAGCACCCTGAGGCCCTGTTGCACCTTGAGGGCCGGTAGCACCCGTTGGGCCAGTGTCACCAGTATCACCTTTAATGCCTTGAATACCTTGGCTACCCTGCGGGCCAGTATCGCCCGTGTCGCCCTTGTCACCTTGTGGCCCAGTCGCACCAGTCGCACCAGTGGCTCCAGTCGCACCTGTTAAACCAGTATCGCCCTTAACACCCTGCTCACCACGCTGACCTTCAATACCACGAATACCCTGTGGCCCCTGTGGGCCGGTAGCACCAGTCGCACCTTGAATAGCAAGCGGGAACCAGTGAGTCGCATCTAAAGCAGGTGCTTCACCCTGAGTCGGATCACCAGAAGCAAACCATGATGAATTGTTGTAGTAAACCGCATCGTTGTTTACATAGTCAATGTCCTGCGACCAAGTGCCACGCCAAAGAATACCTGTCGCACCAGTAGCACCAACAGGGCCTGTCTCACCTTGTGGCCCAGTCGCACCAGTATCGCCTTTATCGCCTTTAACACCAGTCGCACCCTGAGGGCCAGTGGCTCCGGTTGCACCTGTGGCTCCAGTAGGGCCGGTTGCTCCAGTAGAACCAGTGTCACCTTTGACACCTTGTAGACCACGAGGCAAAGTAAAGTTAATTGTTTGCTCAGGAGCAGTACCAGTAATAGTAACAACGGCTATGTCATCTGACGATTTAGAGACAGTGCCAACAGTTAGCGTATTAGCAGGGCCAGTATCACCCTTAATACCCTGAGGGCCAGAAGTGCCAGTCGTAACAACAACAGGCGACTCTGTAATCGCTACTGCAACGTCCTGATCTGTAACTGTGACGGTAGTAGTAGATTCGACAACGGAAACTACAACATCGCTCATCGGGTCACATTACCTGTCACGTTGAAAGCACCCTCAAGCAAACGAGTGATAGTGCTACCAGAGTTTAGTTCTAAGTCGTAAGAGTAAGAACCTGCTGACAGAGCTGCGGTTGCGGTTGATGCAATAGTCACACCAACGCTTCCAACAGTTCCACCCAAAGTAATACCTGCACCGTTTGTCAAACTGATCAAAGCGGTAGCTGCACCAGCAGAATCACGAACCTGCATAGCCGCTGTGTAACCAGTTAGGTTCAAGGCTGTGCCACCAATAGTGACCGTGAAGGTCTTGTCCCAAGTTGCACCCTGAGGGCAAGTGATGTTATAAGTTCCTGGATTAATCATTACGCACCTGCTTCTGGCTGAAGTGTTGTCGGGATTCCGCCATCGTGAGCAATAGCAGGAAGTCCAAGAGCAGACATTGTTGACGCAGGATCAAAACCAGCCTGAATCAACTTAGTAGCCATAGCCACCTTGCCTTCCATTTCTGGTAGGTCAGATGCTGATAGGTTCACGTTAGCCAATGGCACACGGTAAACATTGCCACCCTCAACTGAGCGAAGATCCTCAAGTCTGCGAATGTCGTTGATGCTCATAAAGCCAGCCTGTGAAGCCACAGAGTAAGCCTGAATACGGGTCTGGAAATCTCCACGCATCAAACCATTTACGTTGAACTTCAGGTAAGCAGGGTTTGGTAGCAGACGTGTGTAAGCCCACTCAATCTTCTCCACATACGGGCGAAGAGTGTGAGTTACGAACTGGATTGCGTTCTGCTCAACAGAAGCGTAAGAGGCCGTGTCAGGTACACCCAATAGGTGAAGTGGAATGTTGAACGCACGAGCAATTTCTTCAACCGCAAAACGGCGAGACTCCAAGAACTGTGCAGAGTCATTAGGAACAGTTGTCTGCTTGTAAGTCGCACCACCAGACAAGATACCTGTCTTGTGTGCTTTACGCCAACCCTTGTGACGGCTATCAAAACCAGCCTGTAGAGTTTCAGCCTGTTCCTTAGTTAGTAGTGGCCCAGGGAACTCAATCACACCAGCGGTGGTTGCACCCTGACCAAAGAAAGTAGCTGCGTAAGACTGTAGTGCTGAAGCAACACCCAAAGCGTCTGACAATTTAGAAACACGGCTCATGCCACGTAGAGCACCAGGCTCCAACAAATCTGTGATGTGGATGATGTCCTCAGAAGTTAGAAGTTTTGCTTCCTTCTCAACTTGGAACATCTTACGACCCAAAGCATTACGCTTAATCTCCACAGTGGTCGGGTCAAGAACAACAAGGTTTACAACCTCACCGTTCGGATCGCGGAATACACGAGTGAATGAGTTACCGCTAACAAGCAACGAAACAAGCACTTGCTGGTAGTGAGCCTGACGAGTGTTATCCACATCTGGCTGATCAACCCACGCTGGACGTGGACGGTACGGGTAGATTTCGCCGTCTGCTCGGTACAGAGCATCTACTGGCAAAGTAGAAATCGTGTCGCTAATCAAAGACACTGCTGAGAAGAACGCAACAATCTCAAACGCTGTGTTGTTGTTGATGTTCACACCGGCAGGGTTCATCAACTCGATGTCAGCACCTGAGCCCCAAACACTTTGGAATGAGATTGCTCTCTGTTCTGTGAGACGACCTAGCATTACTTACCTCGCTCCAATGCGATACCAAAAAGAACCAAACCCGCACCGGCAACAATTACACCGGCAGGAGGAAACCAAAGGCCAACACCGAGTGATATCGCACTGATACCAGCGATTTGTAGAATCGTAGCTAACATTTACCGCCCTTACATAAAGAACTCAGGAATAACCTGCACTTCCATTCTACCTGCTGTGGCACGGTCTACCGCAATCACAGCTGCAACCGCAGCGTCAATCCTTCGAGCCGAAGCACGATTCTCTTTAACGATACGAATACCAATGTTGTCCGTTTTAGTAACAGCATTAGATAGGTGGCGGGCAAGTAACGGATTACCGTCATGGGTCACACGCTTCTCAGTCACAAAGTCGAAGAACTTAGCACAGCCAACAACCATACGGCGAGCAGACGTAGACGGATACTCCACAATCGGAACACCCTGATCAGCCAAAACCTCCATAGACCTCTGCCAACGGAAAGGGTCACAGGCAACTTCTCTAACCTTAGGGAACTGGCGAATGAAGTTCAAGATTTCTTCTTCAACCTCAGCAATGTTGACACGCCACGAATCATCGTGAATAGTGTCGTCCTTCTCCCAAGCCTTAACCAAGAACACGTGTGGAGTCTCATCCTCGCCCTTAGGTACGGTAGCCCCAACAATAACAGTGGTGTCACCAGAGAACGAACCGTCAAAACCCAAAACAATCTCATCGTCAGGTGTGACCTCACGAGGTTCAGCACAAGCATCCCAAGTACCAGCAGGAAGCCAACTGATCTGTGACGACACCCACTGGTTTAGACGCTTAGTACGGAATTCAGCCTCAGGGGTACGGCGAACCGCAGACTCAAAGTCCTCAGCCGACACAATGTCACCATAGCCAGGATTAGCAATCTCCCAAGCCAACGGGTCACGGTGATCCATTTCAGGCGGGGCTTCCCACCAAGCCATAAAGAAAGACGGGTCAACGATTTCACCAGTGCTCACACGCTTGCCATAGTTATACAACGAATAGCAGATGCTGTCCTGACCTGAACTGTCCGACTTCACCCCAGCGGTAGTAATCGCAACTAACTGCCCAATCTTGCCACGGTTACCCATAGCCAAAGAGAACACGTCAAAGATCTCACGGTTCTTGTGGGCGTGAAGCTCGTCCATGATTACACGGCTAGGGTTCAAACCTTCTTTCGAGTAAGCCTCAGCAGAAACAACCCTAAACACAGAGTTAGTAGACGGCACAAAGATAGAGTCCTTATAAACAGTCACTAGGTCTGCCAGTTCAGAATCCTCAACCATACGCTTCGCTTCACCAAACACGATGCGAGCCTGTTCCTTTTCAGCAGCTACCGCAATAACCTCACCACCGTTGATGCCCTCAGCCAGCAAAGAGTAAAGACCAATAGCCGCAGACGACAAAGCCGACTTACCATTTTTGCGGGGAAGTCCCAGCAGGGCAGTGGAAGCAATCAAGCCGCCATTCTCATCACGAGCATAAAGATTCTTCAGCAGTTCCTTCTGCCAATCACGAAGCCTTAAAGCCTCACCAGCCCGCCCAGCAATACCATCCTTACCAATGGAGCCAAACGTCTCAGCAAACTCAATAGCAAACTCACCATCGCCATTCTCCACAGCAACAGGATCCACAGGAGTCAACCAAGAAGGAGGCCACTTATCAGCCATTCTGCTTCTGAGCCTTCTTCGCCATCAATTCTTCCAACTTGCTCTTAGTCTTAGCCGACACCAAGCCCAAGCGTGTACGGTCAGCCGGACTAAACCCAAGCAAACTAAACCCTTTAACAATCTGAACCTCAATGTCATTCAACTGCTTAAACATATGCCACTCGTGCGGATGCTCCGCCACATACTCACGGAGAAACTCACGGCGATCAAGCTGCTCACAAATCAACTGCACCAACCCAGTGTCAGTCTTAATGCTGATCCACAACTCACCAGCCCCAAAGATGCTGTCCCAAAACTGTTTACCCACAGGGCCAAGAGGACGATGCGGTTCAACATAGCCATACTCCAACGGAGCAATAGCGTCATTACTAGGAATAGCACGTTTGCCAGGATTCCCCTGAAGGATCCTCAACTCTGCTGGTTTCGCTGGATTAGCCATACACCAAGCCTAGCGTAGGAAAAGTTTGAAA